TTATTAGCATCTATATGGTATAATTTTTTGCCAGAATCGTAATTTTTTTTATTCATACATAAATGCCACGGAGCAGTATGCACCCCAATTATAATTTTACATTTTAATGATAATCTTCCTATATCCAATACTGAATAATTTAAATCCAGTGTGCATGGAAGTTCTTTTATTTTTTTTGTTGTTATTATTTTTTTATTTTTAAATTTTTCTATAAATTTATTACAATCTAATGGTATATTTCCAGTCTGTCCACTATGCCCATCCGAATTAATAAGCAGTATATCCCAATTTTGATCGTTATCATTTTCAGAAATTAAATCGCTATCTGGCAATAAATCAATTATTGTATTATATGGACATTTTATATTTAAATTTTCACATAATTTTTTATAAAAATTAAGTTTTAATAAACCAAAATCAAAAGGTATTGATGTAATTTGTCCATATTGTGCCATCCAAGCTCGTTGAGAATCTTTTGGGGCATCTGTTCTATTGAAACATAATATCTTTTCTTTATTTTCTACAAATTCTTCTACCTGACTTTTAAATTTTTCTACAATGTAATAATTTATTTTTAAATTTTCTTCTATTTTAATTAATTTATTTAAAAAATCAGTATGCATTATGCAATCCCCAAGATGGGATTCACTTATAAAATTAATTGTTCTCATGTTTTAATAATTTAAGACATTCTACTACTTCCGATTCCGTCAATTGCGGCACTTCAAATATATCTAACCCATGTAATCTTTTAAAGATTTGTCTAGCTTCATTGAAATATTTTTGAATTGTCTCTGGATTTCTTACTTTTGAGTCTGTAGTGAAGTCGCTCTGGTTTTCAATCATATCCCAACTACCATATACGTCAGCAAACCACCAGAATGGCGTTGTTAACCCATGTTTATATGCTCTATATGTCAACTCTAGGTGATCTCCATGACCTTTATTGAAATCTTTATGATGTAATCCAACCGTTTGTAGTGCTTTTCTTGTATAAAACGTAAACGCACCTAATATATTTTGATTTAAAACTATTTTAGAGTTCTTATATTCTATAATTTTACGCCAAACTGGTTTTAAATTATAATCTAGGTTCTCTATTTGAGAATATCCGAAATTAAAATGATGAATACCCGTTTCTTTTGATGCGCTAATATATTTTTCAAAAATATTATCGTCTTTTATTATAATATCGTCTTCTAAAGTAAAAATATAATCGCAATTATGATCCAAAAGATACTTCATTGCGTCATTTTTACTTTCTCCTACGTTTTTATTCGTCTCGTGTTGAATTATTTGAGTATCTTCAAGTCGAAATGGTAATTTAGAACCATCATTTACGACTACAAAGTGATCAATTTTGTGTTGTGGAATAGAATCGAAACAATTTTTAAAAAAATCTGGTCTATTATACGTTATAATCGCGGCACCTATCTTACTTTTTTGCATAATTATTCTGAATTTCTTCCATTGCTTTCAATAACTCATCAGAAGATGCTGGTATTGGGTCGTTTTGATTCGGTATATATTTATGATTGTGATAAAAATATGCATATGATAGCTGTAACGACTTATCATTATTGTCTACTTCGTCTTTATACCCGACCGCAGTTGCTTTAACTTGTTTAGACTGAACCCAACTACTATCAATTGTTGGATAATATCCGGTTGGTGGGTGTACTTTTTTAGTTTTTAATTTTAAAATATAATCAACTACATCTAAATCTTTACCATTAAAGTATCTTTCATCGAAAAAACCATTATTTTTAATAACACCATTTAAAATAAATAAAAAATCGGTGTTAAGTTTTTTTGAAATGTTAAGATTTTTCCCCGAATCATCCTCTAAAGCTAGAAATTTTTCACCATATCCGGTTAAAAACCAACAACCAAAAGTTGATGCCAACTCTAATGTGTCATCTATTATATTATTATTTTTAATAATTTGATTAGAATGAATCAAAAAGTAATATTTTAATTTTTTAATTCTAAATTGTGATATTAAATAATTCCGAAGAGTTGCTAATGGAGTTTGAGTTGAATATTTTATAGTATTTTCAAGATTTATTTTGTTATTTGTTAAAGACGCAACAATAATATTTTCTTTATTAAAGAAAGACAAACTATTGATACAATCGTCTAAACAATTTTGATCATATAAATCTAAAATACCTATTCCAACGTTTTCGTAATTCATGTTAATTTATTATAAAGCTCTTTAATATATTCTTCAACTTCTTTTTTATTTTCAATATCTAAATTTACTATAAAATCTTCTATTGATTTTAATATATTTGATGAATCATATTCGGTTTGATTTGTATTTTGCTCAAACTCATTATCGTTATTTTCATAATCAACACGTACAGTTTGTGGATTATTTTTATTTACTTTATCTTTAATAGATAATATATCTTCTGGAGACATTTTATCATCTATTATTAGACTTAATATGTTATTATTACAAAGATTATGAATGTTTTTGCAATACTTTTCATCTTTTATATATTTTGATGCCGATATCTTATAATATTTTGGAGATATTACGTTTTCTATAAATTCAAATTCATCGGTATCTAAATCTAGAGTATAAATTCCTCGTTCTTCGTTGCAATCTCCAAAATTTTGTTGGTATGGACTCCCTAAATACACAATTTTACCATTTTTATAACTTCTTGATTGTTTAGTATGGAAATGTCCTGATATTATGAGATTAGCTTTTTGTAATAACGACTCGGATTTAATACCATGATCACATATTTTATATGAATTCATGTTAAACGTTGTTATTTCAAAATGACCAATACAAATATCTGTTTTTGGAATTTGATTTAAATCAAGACCCCAAGGAACTAAGCAAAGTTTCTTATTCTTATAAGAAATTAATTCAAAATTCTTATCTATAATTTTTATATTCGACCACCCATTAAATATCGATATTGAATTTACATCACTTTTATTTTTTAAAAGACAATCATGATTTCCAGTAGAAATAAAAACTCTAAAATCTTTAAAATATTCAAAAAAACTATTAGCTACTGATAATGTATTTACGGAAATTTCATTTCTATTATGAAATATATCTCCCGGTATAATAATATCGGATATTCCTTTATTTAAAAAGGTTTCTGACGCCCATTTAGCAAAATCTAACGATATTTTATGATATATCGAACTATCTTGACCTAAACCAAGATGAATATCTGAAAAAATTCCAATTTTATTATTTTTAATATTATACATTAATTAATTGGGGCGATTTGAATATCCTGTATTTTTATTTTTTATAACATTATTATAATTTGATGTCAATAAACTTAATTCTTCTTGATATTTCTCATGCGTTTCGTGTATGTGTTTCTCTTTTTTTATTCTATTTCTAAAAGCATTGAACGCTATTCTAGTAAAATAAGAAAAAGGATTCGTTCCTCGTTCCCTGTCATATTTTTTTGCTATAAGCGCCTTCATCATTCTAACTATACCATCACCAACCATTTCTTCTCGATACGAATAATTTATAAAATTACTAGCATACGATAATTTATAAGATATTTTGCTTATCATTTCAGCTAAATTATTCGATATTACTTCAGATTTATAAAATTTTACTATTTCATCATCAAATTCTTTTGGGTCTACATAAAATTTTTGTTTATCTTTTGGTTTTTTAACCACCACTGGTTCTTCTTCAATCTCATCAATATCTTCTTCGATTGGATCTTCTTCTATAAGATCTAAATCGTCTTCGAAGTATTCTTTTTCTTCAAAAAAAACATCTTTTAAAAGGTCTTCATAGTTATTGTCGTCGGATTTAAATTTCTTTTTTCTCATAATTGTAATTTTCTGTTAAATAAAGTTGTTCTCTTTCTTCTAAATGTTTTAAACCATATCTTGTATTGTCTGATATGTCAAATATATAAGCCATAGTTTTAGATGGATGCAATCTCAAAGCTCTACCGATGGATTGCATTATTTTGATTTTGGCTTTTCCTGCGGTTGCAAATATTATATTGTGCAAATTTGGTATGTTAATACCAGTACTAAAAATTTTAGACACTGCTATAACAATAATATCGTTTCTTTTTTCCATTAAAGCTCTTATTTTTTCTCTTTCTTCTATTTCTGTCGAGCCTCGTATAAAATAATAAGGTCTGTTTGAGGTTTTTTCTAGTTTTGCGCTTAGATTTACCCCGTGATCGATTCTATCAACCATTATAATCGTATTATTTTTTAATTTATTAGCTAAATTACAAATGATTTCGTTTCTTTTGTCGCTATTTATTAAAAATTCTAGTTCTTTATTATAAGAATCGGTTGGATTGTTTATGTCTATTGGGAATTTCGGAACTGGATTATGATTTACCTTTAAAATAAAGACTTTAAAGTTAGAAATATATTTTTTTTGTTTTAAATCGTCTGTTTTTTCTTCATAAACGATTGGTCCTAATTTTCCTATTATATTCCAACAATCTAATTTACATGAAGGCATTGTTCCGGTGAACCCAAATCTATAATTTGTATTAAGAAAATTAAAAATGTTATTTATTTCGTTTTGTTTTTTAGTTCCGTGACATTCGTCATTTAAAAATATTTTAATATCTGATAAAAACGATAAATCTGTTTTATCTGATAACAAAATTTGTATTCCGGCGATTATAGTGGTGGCATTGGGGTCTGGTTTATTATTTCCCGACCATTTCGTAACACTTTTCATACCATAATCTTCGAAATCTTTAGCAGTTTGTTCTACTAATTGAATAGACGGGACGATAACCAATGCCTTTGCCGTCTCGTTTTTTAAGTTTTGTCTTAAACTCTCAATAATGGAACACATTATTAATGTTTTTCCCCCAGCGGTGGGAATAACTACTACTCCTCTGCCTTTTATTAACGCGTTTTCTATAGATTTATGTTGATGTTCTCTATATTTTAGATCATATTCTTTTATAATTGGAGTTTTAAATCCAATTTCTAAACAATCTTTAACTTCTTCGTCAATTTGGAATTCGAATTGATTCAATTCCATAAAATTTTTGATGTCTGATATTAATCCGATATCAAATTTCCCGGATGGTGTTATTGCATATTTTCGTTGAGGGAAAAATTTTTTATTTTTAGAAAAAGATTTAAATGGAATTGAAAAATTTTCTCTAATTAAACTGAAATTATCATTATCAGTTGATAATAATTGAGCTTGTTTTTTATTTTGAGTTAATTTTATCGTTATCATTATGATAATTCCATTGATAATAATTTGGTCGAGTTTGTTATATCATATGTCATCGAACTAAGAATCTTTTCTACCTTTTCTAGATACTCTATAACCAAATCACACTCTTCTATAGTCAAGCTTATGTCTACGATAGTCTTTGTTCCGTCTACCTTGGATTTTAATGCTAGTTTTGGAACTCCGTGAGGTAAACCTTCATCCTCTATTTTCTTTAAAACTTCATCCTTTAAAGATTTTTTCTTTTTTTCCAAATCATTTTTTTGTTTTTTAGTAAAAATTAATCTAGATACCCATTTATGTTTTAAAGCTGGCAACATCAATTGTTTATCTAAAATATTAAGTTGATCTAATTTTAGATCTTCTAATAATTCTAGGTTATAATTTGATAGTACATCCATAAATATAATATATTATAACATATGTTTAATAATTTTCAACGTTCAATCAATAATATTTTAGAAAACATGAATTCTGTAGGTGACGCACTTATGAGTGGAGGCGAAGCTACTGGGAATATAACAACCGACCCTAATATTAAAATGGCTATGGCTTTAACCGGAACTCCTAAAAAGAAAAAGAAAAAAATTAAAGTAATTAGAAGAAACTTACAAAGAAAATCATTATAGTTTACTTGTAGCTCCATTTGTAACCATATTTTCGTAGTGTTTTTTTAAATGCTTGGGTGGTCTGTTAATTCTAACATTTAGCATAGAATTATAACAATCATCTCTAAAAATAGAATTATTTTCCATTTGTATACGAAGTTCTTCAAACTTTAACTGCCATTTGCACGTAACCATTTTTAAAATTGTACGTTTAAAATTTTTTTTACCGTATTTTTCTACATCTTTTTTTAATTCTTCGCTACTTCCATAATAATCTTTCCAATCAGATTCATTAATTTTTTTTCTTTTTCTTTTAAACCCCTTTAAAGGTTTTAATTTTATTATTTTTTTTAACATTTTACAACCCCAGTAATATTTTTTTTCATTTTGTTTGGCATTTAATCTTTCAATTAAATAAACAAATCCGAACCAATCTTCTATTTTTTCAGGCACATTTTCCCAATCCATAAAGAATATTTAATTTTTGTTTTTCTTTTTTCTACGTCTTTTTTTGATTTTACTGTTTCTGGTGCAATATTAGATCGGTAAAGCCACCAAAAACTTTAATAGGTATTGAGTTTTAGCTTAAATATATTATAATAATAACGTGAAAGTAACTGATAGCGTGTATTTTTCTTTTTATATTAAAGAAAATATTATAATTTTTGATATATATGAATATATTCAGCATCTAGGGGCTGAAGTTGTTGATTATCTTTATGATTGGTCTTTATTTAAAGACGGTAGAGTAATTTTTAAAACTAAAATAATAAAAACATTTTTAGAAGATAAAATTAAAAATGATATTCAAAATGTTTTGAAAACTTCAAAAAAAATAAACTGCGATGTTTTATGTTTTTATAATCCCAATTCATTTTTTTACAACTGGACTGATTATTTTGAAGATAGTACTAAATTTTTAAATATAACTAAAAAAATATGTAAAAAAAATTTGCCTAATTTCATTGAAAATAATGATTTAAAATTAAATTTTAAAAAGAAAAAAGGAAATTTTTTTGATATACCATGTTTAATTCCATCCGGTGAAGAGGAAGAAATTTTACATCTCTTGATAAAAAAGATGTAATAACACTTGACTTTTACGATTCCAAACTGTAAGATAAGAATGTCAATTCTTATATTTCATTTTTGTTTAATTTTAATATTTTAATTAATTTTAGTATATTAAAATATACTAATACACATAATATATTTTAATTATATTAATGGTTTTTTTTGATTTCAATAAGTTCTTTGATAGCTTCTTCAAAAGAAACAAATCTAGTTGTATTTAAATTTACTTTAGGTTGAATTGGATCTTCTTTGCATAACTCATTTAATTTAGAAAAAACATCTTGTTCTAAATTAATAAAAATATCATCTCTTGTTTTTTCTATATTATTAAACACAGGATTCGACTAACTCAGCTTCGTCTTCTCGTCTAGCAAGTAACCCATCTAGATTTTTACCAACCCATAACCTTTTCATACTTCTTATTTGATTTGCTATTTCTTTATAATTCTTTTTGGGTATTAATTCTTTTATTTTTCTCATCTCTGTTCTTTTGTGTCCAGAAAGATTTGCTCCTCTATTGAAAACCAAAGACACTATTGCTCCGTAAGCATCGTCACATAATTCATTTAATCCGGGAAATACAGATTCAGCTAATTTTGAAAATTTATACCATGTTATGTTATTAAAAATTTCTAGTGCTTGATCCCAAGATACTTTAATATTATGTTTTTTTAAAGATAAAGTGTATTCTTTTCCAGATAAACCAGTTTTATTTATAGATCCACATATTAATTCTATTTGTTCTTCTGTTAAAAAATTAAATATGTCATATAGTTCTTCTTTAGAATAATATGCGCAATCAATACCTATTGCTATGGTTGGTCCGCTAGAACCTCCTGGCCACGTAAAACCAGATAAATATTTTTCGTAATAATTTTTACCACCTCCGACTTCGTGTTTTAGTAGAAGTTTTAATGTTTTCTCAGAGGGTTGTCGTATAGTCTTCTTCTTTGGCATTGTTCGTATTTGTTTTTATTTCTTCGTTTATGGTTTGTGAAATATTACTTGATGAAGAATTTGAGGTGTGTTTCCAATCAACTAATCCTTGTATTCCAACTAGAGTCGCAGCTATACTAGCTACCGCTACAATCATATCTTTATACATACTAACAAGAGCGGATACATGAGGGTCATTTGGAAATAAAAAAAGTATAAATACCGAAGAAAAATACATAAAAGCGATTATAGATATTGCAATCATGGTCATTGCAAATTTTTTTGATGTCATATGATTCATATCTTTAAGGCTTTCTAAATCGTTTGTCGCATTATGAGGAGCAATACCAGTTCTTAAAAACCATGTGGAATCTTTTATAAAATTTGTTATAAATTGTTTCACATAAATATTTACCTTTTGATAATTTAATTTATAATAAAAACCAAATTAAACAAAATGAAAATATGACAGTTATTAATGGTAATATTAATGCATACTGAGTATGAGTTGGGGGTACAAACTTCATCATACTTAACCCAAGCATTAAACCTAAAACAGAAGCAACTATAGAATTTATAAGTTTACAAAAATGATATTTTTTTATAGCTTTTTCTTTTAACAAAATTTCATTTTCTTTATCTTTTTTTTCTTTCATCATTGCATTAAAATTATCCATTGATTCATTTTGTTGTTGTATACCCCATTGTCTTATATTTTCAGCCGCAAATTGAACTTCTTGTAAATGAATTTCTCCTTGTGTTATTTTAGATAATGCATCATTTAAAGATGATGATAATTTTTTATTTTCTTCTTTTGCATTAAAAAGTTCTTGTTTTTGTAGTTGTATTAATCGTCTAGCCTCTGATAATGTATTTGTTTGTGCATTAATATCAACAAGTAGTAAAAAATTTAATATTAAAAATGATATGATATATTTCATAAGGTTTCGATTGGTTTATATTTTTTAAAATCAACTTTGGATTGTTCTTCTTCTATCTTAGATAGGATAAAATCAATTTGTTCTGCTAAACTCATAGCCTTGTCGATTTGATATGAAATTTTTGTGTTCATATCACCAGCATTTGTTAAATTATCTCTGGTACTTAATAAAGATTCTTTTAATATTCCAGTACTAACTACCGGAGGAATTACTTCTGGTTTTTTAGGTGGCGTTTTACAAGAAACTAATAAAAACGAACTAATAAAAACTGTTAAAACTATTTTATTCATATAAATATTTACCATTGGTTATTTAAAAATAAAATATAAAAGATAAATATAGATTAAATATGAATAGTAAATTTTTAAAAATTTGTGAAAAAATAAGAGTACATTTAAACGAACAAAATTTAAATGAAGTCGATCCATCTGTAGCTGATCAACCAGCACCAACCCAATCCCCAGATGCAGAAAGCACCCCCAATACACCATCTGATATCCCAGTATTATCAAATCAAGAAATTGTATCAGTTGTAAACGGTCTTAAAAATTTTTATTCGGAAAAAAAAGAATTAACATCAAACGAAATTGATGCCATTAAAGCTTTACCGACTGATACTTCAGATTCTAGCGTTAAAAAAATAATTGATACATTAAACAATATTTTTAATCCATCTAAAATAGATACCAAGCCAGAAAATATAGAAAATTCAAATTTTACTTCTTAATAATTTGACTTTTAATAAAAAAAATATATTATATATAATATATGATTAATTATAATATATCTTTAACCAAAGTTGAATTATCTCTTATTTTAGAGTCTCTTCTTTATTCATCTACAGTCGATATAATCGGAAATTTTGATATTTCATATTCAAAAAAATTTTTTGATGTCGCTAAAAAAATAAGAACAGAGCATACCAATGTTTTAGTTGAAAATTTAGAAATCGTTCAGAATAACGACGCAGAATTTGAAGACGAACATACGAAGGAAATAATTAAATTATTTCCGGATATTAATATTCAAACTATCAAACTATAGAATAATGAAAATAGCTGTAATAGGTACTCAAAACATAGGTAAAACAACCTATATAAATGATTTTTTAAAAAAATGGCCGATGTATAAAACACCGGAAAAAACTTATAGGGATATAATAAAAGAAAAAAAATTAAATTGCAACGAAAATGGAGATGAGGAATCTCAAAAAGTTATTTTAGATTGCTTAGTAGATCAAACAATTGATTCCTCGAAAGATGATTTTATCATAATGGATCGTTCGGTTCTTGATAATTTAGCATATACCGCTTGGTTAAATTTATATGGAAAAGTATCAGATTCTTTTTTGGAAAAAACAAAAACTATAGTTAAAGAAACTTTAAAACTATATGATGTTTTGTTTTTTTTACCTATTACTAAATTTTCAAATATAGAAATAAAAGATGATGGATTACGAAGTATAGATCCAGTCTATAGACAAGAAATAGACACGTTATTTAAGGCGTTTCAAGATTCTTACAATAAGGGGGATGGAAGAGTTTTCCCTAAAGACGATTCTCCGGCACTCATAGAAATTTTCGGTAATCCAGAAGAAAGAATAAAGATGACCGAGTTGTATATCACAGAAAAAGGGTTGCCGTATGGAGAAGATCAAAGCTTAATATCTGATATAGCAACTCCCCCAAAAGGACTATACGTTCCAAAACAATATACTTGACACCTGAACCCATAGAGTAATAAGATTACCCTATGTCAAAAATACCAACACAGTATGTTTTGAGTAAGTTTTATTCTTATTCTATAGATCCGTGCCATCGAAAGCATGATAATACATATAATGCAGGGTGTCCAGTTTGCCGGGAGGGGAAAAGCTTAGGTAAGAAAAAGCGTTTGTTTTTTTATCCTGAATCAAATACGATGCACTGTTTTAATTGTTCTAAAACATGGTCTGCTTATTCTTGGATAACAAGCGTCTGTGGTTTATCCAAAGACGAGATGGATTGCGAAATTATAAGCAATGATAATTTTGTTAATATAGATTATCGGTTAGCGGAATTAACAAATAAAAGAAAAGATTTACCAAATATACCAGTAGACTCTATTAATTTATTTGATAAATCACAAATTTCTTATTATAAAGATAATAAAATTGTTAATTTAGCTTTAAAGTATATCAAAGAAAGAAAATTAGATTGTTGTGTAAATAAGTGCAATAGTTTATATATATCATTAACTGATTTTATTCATAAGAATAGATTATGCATTCCTTTTTTTGATAGAAATAAAAAAATTTTATTTTATCAAACCAGAGCTTTAGATAATTCAATTCCAAAATATTTAAGTAAATCGGGATACGATAAAACCGTTTTTAATATTAATAATGTAGACCCTGAATACCCATATATTTTTATATTTGAAGGTCCAATAGATTCGATGTTTGTTAAGAATGGGGTGGCCGTAGCCGGATTAACATTAACTAAAACCCAAAGCACACAATTATCAGAGTTTCCATTTCATAAAAGAATATGGGTTTTAGATAATCCACGATTTGATGATTCAGCTAAAAATAAAATTCATGAACTTTTAAATAAAGGAGAAGTCGTTTTTAAATGGACTTCTAATATGCCATATAAAGATTTTAACGAAATGGCAATGTTTGAGGATATATTAGAAATAAAAACTGATTCTCTTATAGAGTCAGTTTATTAAAACTGAGTCCAACCAGCTTGACCTTCAGTATCTCTTAATTTTTTGGGTGCGGTAATAATATAAGTGTTTAAAATTTCTTTTAATTTTTCAACTTCACCGGCAATTCTAGTTATAGAATCTGAAGCCTTTCGAGTTACACCGCGAAGCAAACTACCGGCTTTATCACCATCAGCCAAAATTTTGTGTAAAGATGGTTTACCTTCGCTAGTTGTTTGCGATGGATTATTTAAAAATTCAGCAAAATCATCTAGTTTTGAAGACCACTCGCGGATAGTTGCTATTATTTCGGCGGAACTTTCTGGGTTTGTTCCTTCAACATCAAACTGATCCGATTTCGTTTCTGGTTCCAGTGATTTTTCGAAATCTTTTTTATTTATATCAGGAGTAAAATCGGATGGATTTTTTAGTTCATTTGATTTGTCATCAGTCGATGTTATTTCTTCGGTTTCTGGTAAATCTTCTTGTTCTTTTAATAATGAAGATAAAAATCTTGATACATAAGCAATTTCGCTTTCTTCTACTACATTACGAGACTTTAAATTGTCATTTAATAATTTTTTAATCTTGATTTTATTACTTTTCATATTAATAATATAGTATTATTTATCTTTAGTCATGACAATTAACAACAATATTTATGAAATAGTATGCGCAACTCCTTTATCAAAAGAAGAATTTAAAGAAAAATCTCAATTAGGTTTATTTTTAGATAAAAATGAATGGAATTCCGACGCAAACATCGTCTTTAATAATAAACAAGGATTACCAAAAGTTTATAATAATTTTATTAACGACCAGAATCGAAATAAAAGATTAATTTTTATACATGATGATGTTTTAATTGAAGATATTTTTATTCTTGAAAAACTTGAGCTTGCATTTGAAAAGTATAATATAGTAGGATTAGCAGGAACCAAAAAATGCAATTTAAATTCCGAGATATCCGCTTGGCATATGATGTGTGAACGACAAGACATGGTAGGTGAAGTCGGACATTCTAAAGATAAAATTTCATGGACAACTGTATTTGGACCAACTGACTCCAGAGCATTGCTTTTAGATGGGCTTTTTTTGGCTGTAGATATCAATAGTTTATTAGACAGTAAAACTAAATTTGATGAAAATTTTGATTTTCATCATTACGATATTTCTTTTTGTATCAATGCAAACAAGAATAAATTAAAGATGGGAGTAAGTCCGATAAAAGTAACTCATTTTGGATTGGGAGATAGCATGATGAGTCCGGAATGGAAAACCTCTAATATTAAATTTAAAGAATTATATAAAAATGGATAATAAAATTTTTAAAGCACTTGATTTTGTTCTTAAAAAGAACAAAATGAATATCTCAGACTTAAATAGTATTAATCCGTATCTTTTAAATAGATGGATTTCCATGTGTGATCCGGCTATAGCTAATATTTTAAATGTTACGTCTAATAGATGGATTAGAAGAAAAACAAATTTAGATATTATTAAATTTTATAATTGTGTTTTACCAAAATATACGAAACACATCAAATACATTAAGAAAAAAACAAACTCTAAAAACACTGAAGAAGACTTGACATCAAATTCAACCAGAATGGAATTATCTTCCAGAGAAATTTCAGAATATGATGAACTGATTGACTTTTTAACTAAAAACTCTAATTAAAATATATGATACCAAGACCCGAACAAGAAGATGTAATAGGTGGAAAAATTCAAATTGAAAATCTACCATCAGGCTCCATTATGTTAGAAGAATGGAACCTAAAAAAAGTACTAGATGACATTTTAATGTGTCAGTATATAGACACGAATGATGATGGAACTCAAATTAAAAGAGGTTCATTATATGTTCCGGTTAACGTATCAACGTTTGCTTGGCGATTAGCCAAAGTTATTTTGGCTGGACCCTCGTGTAAGCTAGTTAAAGAAGGAGATGTTGTTATGTTTCCCAACGATAAAGGAATGCAAGTTGCGGTTTTAAACGGAATGAAAAACATAGTATTTTTAAATGAGGCTAGAATTTTTGGTATATGTGAACCAAAAGAATAAAATATGACTGTTTCTGGATTGGCGGCATTATGCGATAGACACATTGTTGAAATTTCATTTGTTCGTAGAACAAAAGGAATAATTCCACCAACTAGAAGAATTTTATGCACAAGAGATCGATCTTTTTTGAATTCCGCGTTATCTAAACAGATATTTAATTTCATACCACCATCCAAACCTCACCCATACGACGCCGCAAGCAAAGGGTTAGTTACGGTTTTTGATATTTTAATGCAAGATTGGAGGAATATACCAGCATCTTCATGTGAAGTTATAATGGCTATATCAACCCAACCAAATCAAAATTTTTGGCAGTTCTTTGATAAAAAAATAAGAAGCATGTCATCCTTGCAAAAAGAAAGTTTTATGCTTAATAGAAACAATCAAAGAATGACTATGGTTGGGCAAACAGAAACCGGAAAACGTTTTTATAACGTAAGAAATGAAAAAGGAAAATTTTTTAAAATTAGAAAATAATCATGTCTATAAATGGAACACTATTAGAAACTTGCTGTAAGGCTCTTTTACAAAAAAACATTACTTTAGAGTTAAGAAATAAAACATACAAACAAGGAAAGCTTTTAATTTTTCAACAAAAAAATTTTTATCTTACTTTTATTTTGGAAACTTTAAAAAGTAAAAATGAAAAAGTTGAAATTCCAATACCATTCGATGTTGAAAATCACATGGATGATGGATTAGTATATTTTGATTATAGAATCAAAACATTGTCAAAATTTTGTCCAGAAATAGAAACAAATCTTTTAATTTTTCCAAATAAATCAAAAAATAATAAATTTTTAGATACTATATTAACTATAAATGCAAAATAATAATATTAAAACTATATATAGTGTTTTTTCCGGTACCTTTTATGAAATATTGGAAGAAGATATTTCGATATTAGATATAGGACAAATACCATTAATTAAAAAACCAAGTAATTGTAAAAAATGTTATGGTAAAGGTCATAACGGAAGAGATTTATCTAATTTTTCATATCAAGTTTGTTCATGTGTCAGAAAAAATATAGACTTTAACATCGTAAAGCAAACTATTTCAAATTTAAATAATTAAAATGTATTTTTACTAAATATTATTAGTGAAAAATTATACATTTAACTGGGAAATACAAACATTAGTAGAACAATTTGTATCTGCTTTCAATGATGTAATAATTAAAAGATATAATTTTAATGACAAAACTTTAATACAACCAACTAGTGGTCATAAAGTTACTTATGTATATGCTCCAA